AGACGTGTGCTCTTCCGATCTCGAGCGTTACCGCTTTTTCGTCAAATTTACTTGCATTGGTTGCAACAGCGGCGAGTGCGGCCGTTACAATAACTCTTTTGACAGCAGCAGCAAAAAGCGTGGAAACAGGAATGAAGGCAATTGCTGCAGGAGCCAAAAACGCAGATAGATCTTTGGGAGAAATTGCAAATAGTGCAACTGATGTGGGAACGGTGCTGAAAAAATTATCCAGCATTGGAAAGCAGGCATTAAAGGTACTGGCGCAGGCGTTTGATGATACAGCAAAGAGGGCGCAGACGGCAGGAAAGAAAACAGGAACGGGTTATGCCGCTGGAATACAGAGCGGATTGGCGAAAGCTCCGTCCGTGGCGCTTATGGCGGTATCTGCAGTATATTCGGCCTTATCCTCTGGATATAGCCAGGCTTACGCAGCGGGCGCATATATCAGCCGTGGTTTCGCTCAGGGTATGCTATCCTGCCTGGGAATTATCCGCAACGCAGCGGCCCAGATGGCAGCGGCAGCTGACGAAGCAGTAAGGGCAAAAGCTAAGATCCACAGCCCGTCTCGGGTAGCGGATAAGCTGGGCGGCTACTGGGGATCTGGACTTGCAGGCGGTATTCTTGGCAAAGTAAAAGAGGTATGGAACGCAGCAGAAAAGCTGATTTCTATTCCGGCGATTCAGACCCCGGACTTGCAGCTTGCCTATGCTGGCGATATGTCCGCAGACTACGAATATTACCGTAATACGGAATATACCATTGTTGTGCCGGTAGAGATCGACGGGAAGGAAGTTGCAAGGACTACGGCACCCTACACAGAGGAAGAGTTAAACAAAAGACAGCGAAGAGAACAGAGGAAACACGGAAAAGCATAGGAGGGATAGGAAATGTATGATTTTATTGACGTAACGGAAACGGCAGAAAATAGCATTTTGCCCTCCGAAGCTATGAAACTTAACGGGAAATACATTGAAAACCAGATCAAAGGTTATAGAACGCTTCACGTCTCAGGGCGTGAGGCGCTTTCCCCGGAATTAAATTCTTATGAAACAGGCATCCGGGATGGATCTGCTTTAAAAAGTAAGAGATTCCCGGCAAGAACAATTGTAATCACTTATCAGCTGTCGGCTGGATCTTCGGAGAAGTTCCGGGAAGCTTATAACAAACTCGGCTTTATCCTTAATGTAGAAGACGCTGAACTGATATTTAATGACGAACCGGACCGTTATTACACCGGCACCCCGTCCCTGATTGGTGAGGTGGAGCCAGGAAGGAACACGGTCACTGGGGAAATAGAGATTTTTTGTGCTGACCCGTTTAAATATTCGTGTGAGGAATATGTTATATCACCGGATCAGGATAACGGGAAAGCATTTGCTGTGAATTATGAGGGAACCTATAAAGCCTATCCGGTGCTTGAAGCGACAATGAACGGAGATAATGGTTTTGTGGGTTTCTTGAATGATAAAGGGTATATCCTGCAGTTTGGAAGCGTAGATGAGGCAGACGGTGAAAATTATCAGCGGAGTGAAAAACTGCTTACGATCAAAAATTTTATGGAAGCTCCCGATGATACAGATGGAACAGAAATTATGCATCCGGATCACGGAACAAAAGGGACATTAACTACGTCTACTTGGTTTTCAACTAATTTTCTTTCGCTGGGGACAGCGGGGGAAATGATCGGAGCGGCAAATGGAGGGCTCAGGACGATTCAAGTGCCGGCAGATTCTGAAGGGCGTATCGGTGCGAAGAATTTTGACAATTATTTGCACCTCATTTTCTATGCCGGGTTGATGGGACAGACAGGAGAAATGACGGTCACCTGGCTTACTGAAAAAAATGAAATGATTGCCGGATTGTGTTGGTATAAGACTGATATGACCGGAAATACCGGGCATTATGAGCTGTGGGCGAATGGAAAGATTCTGAAAACCTATGCGTATACAACCAGCCATTTGCATGAACAGAATCCCTGGTTCTGGGATTGGGGACATTGTGCACTGACAAAAGAAGGCAGCAGACTGACTTTTTTCTATTACGGAGGGTATCCGGAATTTGTCGTTCCTGAAGTGGAAAATATGGAGTGTGCCAAAATCCAGGTTGCTATAAAGCAATGGGGGGATAGATCCGGCGATAAGCTGATGAGCTTTATGGGGATAGATACCTTTGATTTTTATAAGCTGAATGTGGATAAGTGGAGAAATGTTCCGAACAAATTTTCTGATGGAAACTTGTTGTCTGTGAATTGCCGAACTGGAGAAGTGACGCTAAAAGGTCTTCCAAAATCGGAGTTGGGCGCATTGGGAAATGATTGGGAAAATTTTTGTTTATTGCCTCAAAAAGTAAACCAGGTAAAATGTGTATGCTCTGAATGGGCTAAAAATCCGACGTATAGGCTGAAATATCGAGAGGTGTTTTTATGATACTGTATTTTGCTGACCGGAATATGAACATAATAGGACAGGCAAGTACGGAACTGCCGGAAGGTTTGGTGGTTACACAGGATCTTAAAACGGAAGATGTAGAAACCGGAGTTGCCGTATTTGAATGTACCATTCCCTACGACTCAAAGACAATGGATCAGGTTAAAAAATGTACAGAGGTGGGAAATTATATCCTTCGCAGCAATAGAGATGAGAATGAGTTCTATACAATCATTGAGACCGAAGCAGACACGAAAGATCAAAGTGTGTATATGTATGCAGAGGACGCCGGACTTGACCTCTTGAATGAGGTGGTAGGTGCATATGAGGCGGATCAGGACTACCCGATCCGTTACTACATAGAAAAGTTCTCCTTTGACTCCGGCTTTACAATTGGGATCAACGAAGCTTCCAACTTGAGCCGGAAATTAAGCTGGGAAGGAGAGAGTACGGCTTCCGAGAGAATTACGAGTGTTGCAACGCAGTTTGACAATTGTGAGATTTCTTACAGTTTTAAAGTGGAAGGACTCGTAGTTACTGGTAAGTACATTAACATCTACCGTAAGAGAGGGAAAGATGATGGTGTTCAGCTACACTTAAATAGAGAAATTGACAGTATTATTACGAAAAAGTCAATTGCAAATCTTGCCACAGCCTTGCTCTGCACCGGCGGGACACCGGAGCCGGAGGAAGGAGAAACCACAGAAGAAAAGCCGCCGATCACACTCGATGGCTATTCTTATGACGATGGAAATTATCATACTTCTGGCCCGTATTTAATGAGCCGGGAAGCTCTTAAAAAGTGGAGCCGTTACGTATGGATCAATGAACCGAACAAAACGGGGGATGTCGGCCATATTGTCAAAACATTTTCCTATGACACGACAAGTCAGCAGGAACTGTGCAATCGGGCACTTACAGAGCTGAAAAAAGCTTGTGAAATTGAAGTGAACTATGAAGTTGAGATCTCGAAACTTCCGGAAAATGTGCGGATCGGTGACCGGGTAAATATCATTGATGACTCCGGGCAGCTGTATCTTTCCACCCGTATCTTGAAACTGGAAAACTCAATAGCTGACCAGACACAAAAGGCCACCCTTGGTGAATTTTTGCTGAAAGGCAGCGGGATAGCTCAGAAAGTGGCAGATCTTGCGGATCAGTTTGCAAAGGATTCAATTTCTGCGGATCGTGCTTTGCAGATTGCAAAAAAGGCAAAAGAGGACGCAGACGCAGCAAAGAAAAAGGCGGAAAGTGCGACAGCTGACGCAGATAAGGCGCAGCAGGCCGCAGACGCTGCCCAGCAGTCAGCTGATACAGCAAAGCAGTCAGCAGCTGAGGCCACGGCAAAGGCGGACGAGGCAGAAAAGGCTGTGGGCGGTGTTGTTGAAAGCGTCAATGCTCTGGAAACCACGGTCAAGAAAGCTCAGGAAGCGGCTGACAATGCCTATCTTGCAGCAGACACGGCGGAAAAGAAAGCCCAGGAAGCAGCCCAAGCGGCAGCAAATGCCGGAAAGGACGCTGAGGAGGCGAAGACAGCCGCCGGGACGGCACAGAGTACGGCTGACAGTGCCATAGCAAAGGCAGAGACAGCTCAGGGGACAGCAGCAGAGGCACAGACGCAGGCAGCGGGCGCAAGTGCCACAGCAACAGCGGCAAAGGAAGACGCTGCAAAAGCTCAGGAAGAGATCAAAAATCTGGGATCTGAACTGACTACGTTAAGCCAGACCATGGTTGCGGACTATGCACGAAAGACGGATCTGTCAGAGGCAGAGGCGAAACTGCAAACGCAGATCACGCAAAATGCTGATACAATCTCTTCCACGGCCTCTAAAGTTGAGATCATTGACGAGACGGCCAACACAGCAGCAGCCCAGGCGGCAGAGGCAAATAAGACAGCGGCAGAGGCCCAGAAACAGGCGGACGCAGCGACAGCAGGGGCCACGGCAGCCCAGTCTGCGGCAGATACGGCAGCGGCGGCAGCAGCTTCCGCTCAGGCGCAGGCGGACGCAGCGAAGAGCGCAGCAGCCACGGCTCAGGAGGT